TCAATGCGGCTGGTGAAAAAAAATCAACCGACTATTCGGACGCAATTACCGTTGGATCGGAAAGTCAAACATTGGCCCGAACGCTGAACGGGCGTAAGTGGAAATATTATTCCGACAAAACGGACTACAAAGTTCCGTCACGCCTTGATGGCATGCACGCGATCATGCTGGTTCGGGATGAGTTAAAATACACCACGGCAAATGTTACGACCGGCATTTACCACAATGTTGGAACCGTTAAGGCTGGAGCCAGTTTGTCAGCGGCAACGACGTTCACGGTTAATAACGGAAGCGGGTATGCGGAAGGCGCTTCATCAATTGTTTACGATAATGGCTCAACGCTTTCAGCCACCACATTTTATGCGGAAGGTGGCAGTTACTACACCAGCACAAACGCATTAGCTGCAAGCGGGACGCTTACCGGTGGTACGTTAACGAATCCGTTTAGCGGCGCATATTACGAGGACGGGGTTGACGACAACGAAAAGTTTTATGCACAGCAAAGTTTAAGTGTTGATCCAACTAATCAACGTATTTATCCAGGCACTAAAATAAATTTTCCAAATGGTGTATTTGTTGTAGCTGCAAATGAAGCGGCATCATCAAATGCATTGGTTGGTTACGTTGAGTCCGGTTCAATCGCTGACAATGATGATGGAACCATCGATGTTTACTCGCAGGGGTACAATCCTACCGGCTCCGAACAAGGTGCTGACGAATCCGCAGCGGCTGGTAAAAACCGCGTGCAGGACATGGATGGCTGCATCCGTGACATTGGGTTTAGCAGCTACGCTGAAGACGATACCATCGGCATTTGGCTGGCTGGATTCACACACCGTAATTGCAAATACACTAATTTAAATTTTCGCGGTTACAGTTCGTTCACCAGTAGCCACATCAGCGGCACACCAAACGACTCAAGCAAGGGGATGTTTGGGATCATGCTGAACAGTGGCAGTGCAAATCAAAGCCGCACGCTGGGTGACGATTTAAAAATTACGAACAGCACGTTTGAAGCGTGTTACGCGGGTGCAGTCATTACCGGCGACAGTCAGGGGATTGTGTTCAGTGAAAATCATTTGAAGTTTAATCGCTTTGGTGTTCGCTTTAATGGGCTGCACCACAACATTGCGAACAACCGCTTCGATGGATTTACAACTGCAACACAAACTGAAGCGCCTCATCGTATCGGTGAAACAGCGATTTATTTGCGGTATCCCGTTGGCTGCATCATTAACGGGAACAGCATTGAGCACCAGCAGCGTGCAGTTGAGTTGTACGGCACGACTAACGTCAGTGTTAACGGCAACTCGGTAACCGTTCCCGATCCGGCTGGCCGAACCGGAACAGTTCACGACTACACACAGGCGCATGGCTTCGTTGTTCACGCGACGGCTGTTACTTACGCGTATGCGGAAGACGGTGACGGCGATGCATACCGGCACAACGCTGGGCTGTTGGTCACCGGTAACAACTGGAAGTACAACGACTACACACCGGCAACATATTCGCCGCTGTATATTAACGGACTTACCACAAACCGCGTTTACGGTTCAGCTTATGGCAATGGCAGTTGGCCAACCAACATAGCAATTGAAACGCTGCGTACTGACAGTGCGTCGAACCCAAATCACAGTCAGCATTTTGTTGTAGATGAAAACGGGCTGAACAAAATACATACTGTTTTCACTAACAAGGGACTGCACACTGCGCGTAATTATGGGTTGTTAAGTATTGCGGATTGTTACGGGATTGCGCGTGGAACAATTACCACAGCAGACGGTGATTACATTGTAATATTGCCAAATCCCAAGCTAAACGATGCGCCTACCAACCCAATGCTATCGGGTAACAAGTTTGATTTAAGTGTCACATCAACTACTGCATTAGATTCGGGGGCGACCACAGTTAAAGTGCGAACTGGCTCAACAATTACAGCATTGGCAAAAGTTGGAGGTGGTGACAATCGCCTAAAAGTTACCACTGGCACAATGCACGGATTGGAAGTTGGTGACAAAGTTGACATCATCGATGTTTCAAATACCGGCGAATCCAGTGGAACTTTTACAGCGGAACACACAGTTGCTGTAGTTGATAGTTCAACACAATTTACAGTCACCACAACAATCAGCGGTGCAATTAGTGCGGCAACTTCAAGTGGCGTCATGGGCGCTGCACTTACTCAAAATGGTTTGGTAACAAACTTAAACGCCACCAGTGGCTCGTCCACAATTGTTAGTGAAGTTTCGCTTTATGCAGGAAACAGCGCACACGCGTTAAAAACATTTAGCGGCATCACGTTGGACAACATTGCTGGCGAATCCGGTCATTACGTAATCAAATGACGAAACTCGAAATAGCTAATTACGTTGGCGAAAAAGTGCATAGCACTGACAGCGATAGCATCGCCGTTTTCAAGCAGTTCGTGGATCGTCGTTACGAGATGATTTGGAACGCTGAGTTGTGGCGTGAGTCGATGGGAACGTACAGCACCAGCGTCAGCAGCGGGACAAGTGTCATTGACCTGACAATTGAAATGGATTTCCCAGTGTCTGCGTATTGGGATGAGCGCGAAATCACACCGGTTGATTACCAGCGTGTGTTTCAAATTAATCCGGCTTTACTGGACGAGAGTGGGACGCCAACGGACTTTATTGTATTGAGCAAATCGGTGAGCGCCAGTGGGACGCGCCCACGGATACAGTTGATCCGCGTACCGAACGAAACGAAAACGCTGCTGGTGCTTGGAAAGCTGGTGGTCACACCGCTAACCGATAACGACTCACCGACGATCAGTGGAATCGATAATGCGTTAGTGACGTATGTGGAGGCTGATGCGCTGGAGTATTTGCAGCAGTACGCTAAAGCACAGGCGAAGTTGCAGGAGGCAGGGGCGCACATGCAATTGATGCGCGACATGGAAAAAAATCAGTCTGCACGAATGATCCAAGTCGTGCCGGATGTTGAAGTTGCGTGGACACAAAATGATTTCCGCTAATGCCACGCTATGCATCCAATCTGCTTGATGAACCGCTTGTTTTTGACGACACAATTACGTTCATGGGTGGGCAAGTCAGTGATGTCCGTCCGAATCTCCTAAACAAAAACCAATACAGCGATGGCAAAAACATGGACGTGGACACGTTCGGCACTGTCATCACTCGTAAAGGCACTGAAAAACATCCCAGCACAGCACTCGGAACAGCCATACAAGGCTTGGCTTATTATGACAAACCAGTGTCCACGCTTGAAAAGTTGGCGTGCTTGTCCAATGGAAAACTGTATTTAGCTGGCTCAAGCGATTCCAGTTGGACACAAGTCACTGGCTCAAATAGTTCATTCAACACCAGCAACATGGTGGACATGGTTCAGTTCGTGGACAAATTGTTCATTGCGGACGGAGCTAGTGTGCTGCGGTACTATGATGGATCGACAATATCTCAATTAACACCACCTTCCGGATTGAGTTTAATCATGGACGGGCTGGTATCGCATTCCAACCGGCTGTTTGGTTTTGGTGTAAACGGTCAGGAAAATGATGCAATTATTCATAGCAAAGTCATTGCAGCAACAGCTACTGCTGATTGGTCAGTGAACCAGCAGTTCCGAGTCGGTGGTCATAGCGGTGATCCGGTCGTAGCGCTGTACAGTTGGGCGAACAATAACTTGGTCGTTTTCAAGGAGCGCAGCATTTACACGGTGACAACTGACCCATCGCTGCTTGTTGCTGCTAATTTTCCGATTACCCAAATCAGTGACCGGTTTGGCTGCGTGGGTCGTCGGTCAGTTGCGGGTGTAGGCGGCGATGTGTTTTTCCTGTCACGTTTCGGAATCATGTCGCTGGGGCAAATACTGAACGGCGCACAAACGATTGTTGACCCCCAACCTATCAGCACACCGATACGCGATTACATCGAGCGGATCAACTGGGATCACGCGTCAAAAGCATGTGCGACGTTTTGGAACAATCGATACTTACTTTCGGTTCCAATCGATGCCGCAACTACCAACAACTACACGTTTTGTTTTAATACAATTACCAGATCCTGGTCTGGATATTGGACGGGCTGGACGCCAAGCGTTTATTCCGAATCCGGATTTGGCGGTGCGCTACGACTTAACTTTGGCCAGCCGGATGGCAAGGTGTTGAAGTGGTTGGAGTACGTTCCGCAACAGGACGAAACGGATGCGACGTTCAAGGACGATAACGTCGTTTATCCGTCACACGTCAC